CTCTGGCAGGTATCTGCTGCAGGTTTGGGTTGCTCGAAGAAAATCGCCCCGTGACTGTGCCCCCTTCGTCTCGACGAGTAGAGTGTAGCTCCGTATGGATACGCCCATTGGTTTCGTGACGTAGTATACTGTCGATAAACGTACTGTCTGCCTTATCAAACTCACGGAGTTTAACTAAGTCCTGACACACCTTGGATGGATGGCTACTGAGATAGCCCTTGTTAAACGAGGGCGCTCCCTTGTCGGTTCTCGGGTACTCTAGTCCCAACTTATCAAACATCTTAGCTATGGACGCTGACGCCCATATGTCTACGTCTCCGCCTGCTTGCTTCTCTATTCCTCGGCGTAGTTCATTTGCTTTGCCGCGAATTAATTTCTTGTTCTTGCTTGCTTTGTCGAGGTCAACCCGCACACCATTGCTTCGCATGTCTAGCATGCAAGGTATCAGATCAGTTTCTATGTTCCAGATTTCCCATAGCTGTTCTTCTTCTAGCTTAACCTTTAGGAACTGCCAGAGTTTTAGCGTGGCTACAGCATCTCGCTCGGCGTAGGCTCCCACATACATCGGAGGTAACTGCCACATCTCCGCTTTGGGATCTATGCCCCATGCTTTGGCGGCGGCTTTCAACATCTTCTCGTCTTTACGAATGCCTGCGTAGTCTCTGGCCATAGCATCAAGACCAAACGACCAACGGTTCTCGTCAACCAACGCGCCTGTAATCATTGTATCAATGATACGACCCTTGATCTCGATGCCCTCGGCTCTCATCCAACCCGCATCGTAGGTTGCATTATGCATAATCACCTTCATCTCAGGGACAGACATCTGTTTCTTCAACCATTTCAACGCAAACTTAGGGTCCAGGTTGTGTCCGTTCTCATGTCTGATAGGAAAGTATCCTTTGTATTCTCCCGCAGCTACAGCAATGCCTATGATGTGCCCATCTTTCCGCGCCCATCCTGGTCCAAGGTTCTTAATGTTTGGGTCTTTGGTTTCTAAATCCACAGCAACTTCGCTGTAACCAGTGAGATCAGGAAACTCTGGTGGGATGTTCCAGTCAGAGTCAATCATATCCATCTCACCTTTAAACTGATGATGCAGATCGCTACCAAACAACGTACTCATTTCTTGAGCCTGAGTTTCTTCAGTAGTTTCTTGAACCATTTGCTATTGCGAATGTCCTGTTCCATCTGTCCTAGCATCTCTGCCAAACGATCTATCTCTCTCATGATCTAATTCCTTTTTCTGCTCGTTCAGAGAACTCTCCTCCCAACGCAGTGTACCCTGCTTTGTCGATCCATGAATCCTGGTGGTCTATAGTTTCCAGTAACCTAGAAGTTTTCAACCAGTCCATCATCAGTACGACATGTTGTTCAGTGACCTCACCATGACTTAGTATAGCACCACGGACAATTATATTCCAACCCTCGGCTATACGACTGTGATTATCAAACGCATCCCCGTAATCCTTGGCTCTCTGTCCACTGATTAATTCCTTGGCGGTGTCTAAGATTTCTGTACGTTTCATAATGTATACCTGTATTTGTTATCGGATTGTAATATGTATAGTCGTCGTCGGGCTCTTGTTATCCCAACATAGAATGCTCGATGCTCGTCTTCTGGAAACAGTGTTTCATAGCATGCCTTAGTGGACGCTGTGTACACCACGCAGTTATCATCTTCTCCACCTTTCATAGCATGGAATGTGGACAACTTAATCCTTGGCGCAGACAGAAGCCCCTCGCCCCTTCGTTCTATAGCCTCGATATAATTTCTCTCAGACGTACTGACCTTCAACACATCATACGCAGAACTCTCTGCTCCACATAACAGACCAAGATCGTTCTGAAGTTGAGCCATACCTATCAAAGCCTCGGGATCTAACGCATCCAGTAGCTTGGACGACGCTCGTTTAAGCTTGGCATCCTTACCTTGTTTAGGCAGGGCAGAGTACAGCTGCCGAATCCGTTCTAAACCCACAGACTTATCCTGACATAGATCGTTCCATGTTAAGATGTTGCCCACCAATTTGTCTGAGATACTAGGGTATCCACGGACAGAATACTTAAACCCTGACTTACGAAACCATTTAGCTAGCTCTATTACATAGAAGTTTGTTCGACACATCACTGTCCACGTTCCTTCTTGGAAGGGAATGGAGTCCAGATGATAAGTGTATTCAACCATGCCCTCCTCTTCACGAGGCTCGAACTCTTTCTCTAAACGGCCACCTATCCTTTCGGATATAACACTAGCCAAACGATGTACTGATCTAGGTATACGATAGGATTGTGTGAGACGCTCGACGTTGTCAGAAGATTTGATAAACAAATCAACATCAACACCCGTCCATCTGTGAACAGCCTGGTCATCATCTCCTGCAATAATTACTCTTCCTGCTTTGGAAGCTATGAACTTAGCCATCTCCCACTGGAGCGGTGTGAAATCCTGGGCTTCGTCTATGAACAGATAGTCTAAGCTCGGTGGATCGCCTACATCAATGTACTTCTCTATCATATCTACGAAGTCATACTTGCCCATTGCAGATTTGTATTCGCTCAGTTGTTGGCTCAACTGCAACAGCTTCGGGTAGAACAGTTCTCTGTTTGCCGCATGGTTAAACTCTTCTTCCAGATTAACCATTCTGTATCGAGCTCGATGCTCTAACTGTAGATACTGTGATCCAGATCCTCCGATGGTAGGTAACTGAACACCATCATCGATACTTGTCTTGTCATCTCCTTCAAAGTTAAGACCAAGATCGGATCCAACAACAGCATAGTCCTCGGCACTCATAACATCTTGCCGCTGTAATCCCAACCCATTGAACCCAAACGAATGACTGGTTCTCATGTAAGGGAAATCCTTGGGGGTTAGGTTGAACTCAGCACAAGCTCGAGACACCATCTCTTCGATAGCCTTTCGGGTAAACGAGATCACACCAATGCGAGAAGGATGTACCCCAGAATCTAAGGCGCTCTTAATTTCCTGTATCAACCGATAAGTTTTACCGCAACCAGGAGGACCCAGTATAAGTAGAGAGTTATCGATCATAGATCCTTGCCCCTCGGTCTAGAGTTTACCCAGTCCTCGATCTCTGTCAGAACCCAACGGCTTGACGATCTCTTACTGTGCTCATCTCCTAGAACTATTGGCTGCGGAAAGTCTGTCTTCTGAGCAACCAACTTATAAATGTAGGACTTGGATACCCCTAGCATCTGAGCTACTTCTCCTACGCGCAGTAGTCTATTAGAATGGGATGTCATTGTTCATCTCCCTTACTGATAATTCTATTTCTTCTTGTTCAAAGGCGGGGACAACCCAACACCTAATATTAGTTCTTTTCCCATCAGATTTATGTATGTTTTGAACTCCATTATCCCCACCCATATCACGGATCATCTGGATTAAGTGTCCTCTGTTATCCACCTTAAATCTTCGGTGATGCAGATACTCGATTAAACCCTCAAGCTTAAACTTTGTGACGCCGTCATCTGTCCATGGTTTATTCATTTCCATCTCCTCGGGAGCCATCGCTCGAATGTGGCTCGTGCAATAAGATTTAAGATGCTCCTTAAACTGTCCCTTAACTGTGGCTTCTTCTGGAACTTCAAGCACAGTAGCGTCTTGCATCAACTGGTTTATCATCTGCTGCCACTTCTGGGGCTTAACTGTCGGAGGCATGATGTTCATCTGCTCCATGCATGCTCGTTGCCAAAGCACTTGGTTCTGCAATTGCTCTGTTGAAATCTGTATGCGTGACCCATCAACATCCATGAAGTATACTCTAGGTTCGGATAACATGATAGTTAGTCCGCCAACACTAGGCATGTCAGGAGATTCATTACCTATCCCATGCTTACGACTAGCGCACAGCGTAGGATCACAGTAACTTTTGAAAGGTTCTTCTTTACATTTGTACGCCCAATCCTTCTTGTCCAGGGATTTACCTAGGTTGATTACTTCGTGAGAAGGTAACGGCTCAGTACACAGCGTTCGATTAAACTCTTCTAACTTGCTCTTCCAGTTATCAGGTTCAGATAACTTAGCGTAGATCCCGCACTGATACATACAAGTATTACGTGGTGTATCGATAGGACCATCCGCAAACAAATGCTCAAGGCAGGGCGGACCATCGGTGAAATACTTACGTTTGCCAGAGAAGCGCAGACCTTCAAGCTCGGACTCTGTTACACGGATCTCTTCGACCGCATCGAGGAACTCGTCTAGTTCTAATGCTTCACACTTAGCATTGAATGCGTAGCGTTGTGGCATCTCAGCATTGAAGTAAGGCATGTTGATAAAGTTACCCACATCTCCACGCTCTGCAATAATAGTATCTTGTTTCGGGAAGATCTCACACCCACTGAACCCTAGAGCTATAGACATCTCAGTCAGGTAGTCTCGGATGTTAGCTGCAGGAACCCAGTCTTTCAAGAATAGATAGAGGTGAGCTCCCCCTGATTTGGATCGGCAGTGCATCAACGGAAGCTTCAGCTTCTGGATCTTTGCCTGTAGTTCGTTATGGTTTAAATCGTAGACGTCAATGTCCAACGCCGCAAACTTACACACATTCTCTTCGTTGATTGGTATTGCACCCACGCCCTGCTTACCATCGATATGGTCCTGGACTAAGTCAACAGTCAGAGGGGATCTTATGATCATGCTCTTGGATTCTGCTTTTCCATTTCGCCCTATGCGTCCGACAGTTGTCGTGCCATGGGCTGATTTTGCTCCGATGAAAACGGAGAGTAGTCGTTCTGCCTGTGTCATGTACTGCTCCTAGTGAAAAAGGGGAACGGAAAAATGCGCCCGCACTCCGTTCCCCAGACTGTTTAAAACGGGATACTGTCATCCTGTTCAACAGATGAAGAGGTTGGCACACTCTCCTCTGCTACAGCCTTCGCATCGCCTGCCGCGACAGAGTCACGGAAAGCTTTTGCCTCGAGCATTAGGTCACGTTCACCAACTAACCCCACCTTCTCAACGGATGGATTGAACCATGAACCCTGGTCATTGCTTTCTTCAACAGTAGTAATCTTCCATTCTGTTGCGAACAATGGAGGCGTAATCATCTGCCCAGTCTTTGGGTGTTTGATCTTTTGCATTGCAATCTGTGTCTTCCACCGACGGCTAACCTTCAACTGCGTTGACTTCATGTCGATTACAGCAGGTTGGAATGATCCTTCGCCATCCAACACCAAGCAATAGTGTTGATCAGATTTAACCAGTTCATTACCAGTCGGCAACAGTTCCTTGGAACCCTGACGTGTCGTCTGTTGTAGAACAGGATTGGTTGGAGATATCTCTCCGCGGAAACCACCACCCATATCACGAGGTGTAAACTCTAGATACTTTGTTACTTG